ATTACTCTTGTTGCTAACCAAGCCGTTTACACAATCTTTAGATCAACTGGTGATGGCACTTCTGATGCTACAGCCATTTACGGTGTTGATGATATTTTAGAAGCAGTATACAGAAACTCTTCAAGTGTTGATTCACCACTTACGAAAATTAACAGATCTACATATCAAGCTTTATCAAATAAAACAGCTACAGGTACACCTTCGCAATATTTTGTACAAAGATTTATAGATAAAATTACAATCACTTTGTATTTAACACCAGGTAGTTCAGAAGCTGGAAATAAATTAAACTTTTATTTTGTAAAAAGAATACAAGATGTAGGTGATTATACGAATGCAACTGATGTTCCATATCGTTTTGTGCCTTGTATGGTGTCAGGTTTAGCTTTTTATTTAGCACAAAAATACGCTCCACAAAGAGCGCAAGAAATGAAATTGTACTATGAAGATGAATTTAACAGAGCATTAACTGA